TTAAGCGAAGGACACCATGTTTGCCTGCATATGCTCGTCAGAGAGCTTTGCGTAACGCTGCGTCGTCAGGGGGTTGGTGTGACCCATCCACTTGCCGATGTTGTACAGCGGGACGCCGTCTTGCGCCTGCCAAGAAGCACAGGTGTGCCGGCAGGTGTAGATGACGGTATCTTCGAGGCCGGGGATGTTCTCCTTCACGACCTTCCAGAAGTCATTCATCTTGCGGACGAGGATACCGGACCACGGCCCAGGTTTACCAAGGTCGCGCTGGTTGTTGACCGCCTCTACTGCCCTCGGGGACAGCGGCACCGTGCGGGGCCATCCAGTCTTCGTCATCATGAATGTGACCTTACCGTCGCGGACGTGAGACCACTTCAGCGGCTCAGCCTCGGACCACGGACGGGCACCAGTGTGCGTCAGGAAGATGAAGAAGTCCCGCTCCCTATGGAAGCCGTTGGTCGTCATCCAGTCCACGATGGTCTCGAACTCGGCCTTGGTGAAGAACCGATCGCGACCATTGTTCCGCTCCGAGAAGCTGTCGTGTGGCAACCACTCAGGCTCGATCTTGAGCTTCGCCTTCTTGGCGATCACCCGCAGCATCGACATGTGCCGGTTGACCGTGGTCGCCACTAGGCTGCGCTCGTTGTACAGATGCTGCCTGTAGTCCTTGAGGGTCTTCTCGGAGAAGGCCTCGGTTAGCGATGTGGCCGGACCTACCCACTCCAAGAAGAGCTTGGCGTTGGCGATCTGTGACCGGCTGTTGCGCAATGGTTCCCAGTGGTCCTTGATGATGGCGCGGACGGCGTTACCCACCGTGCCTACGTCAGTCCCACCGACCATCGCTGTAGGCTGCTCGACCGCTAGGCCACGCTTGATGCGCCGCCTGCTGTCTGCTTCCCAATCTTCCGCCTCTTCACGAGTTGAAAATGACGCCACATAGGGCGTCCCTTTCACCATGAACTTTGCGCGGAAACTCTGTCCTCTGGCTTCAATCAAGGAGTGCCTCCAGTGCGGCCAACACTCGGACACCCTTCGGCGTCAGAGAGATCCGCTTGTTGCGCCGGTCCATGATGTCTTCCTTGGCGACAAGGATATCCAGCCCCGGCATGCCTTTACGGTGTACTTGGCTGAGAGCAGCGACGTTACGCGACACCGAGCCGGTCGAGTGACCAGTGACGTTGGCGAGGTCCGTGATGGTGCTCTCAGGTTTTGCTGCTACGGCGAGGAAGATCGCCATTTGTTGGGCCTGCATCTCAGCGTTCAACTTGCGGAACTCTTCGATGATTGATGCCACCTTACGGGCGCCCTTAGCGGTCTTATTCTGAGCGTCTGTCAACATGGCTGTTTAGTTTTCACCTAAATTAAGTTGTTGATTTGTATTCGCAGGCGCAATCTTCCCTAAAGTCGTATCTATTGCAAGAGCTTAATTAAAGCGTTCGTGCAACAATTCCTCCACAAAAAGTGGTAGTCCGCCATCGTTGGGGAAGATTACGCGATGTCCCCTGGCCTCTGATTGCTCAATTAGCCAAGTTGTATCTTCATCATAGTCAGGCATCAGGTCCGCCGCCTCAGGGTTGATGCTTTCGAAGTATTCAGGGGCAGTTGCAAACACGGTCTGTAAGTCCTCGTGAGGGGTGTATTTTCCTATGTTTTGGAGATGAAGAGATCACCCGAGCGCGTTGGGTTTACGCAATAAACCCCGCCCCCCGGCTTGAGTGATCTTTTATGATTAAACGTCACATCTGTCCATCAACTTTTTGTTAACTTTTAGATAGATCTTTAATCATGAGTCGTTTTGTCACACTTTTGACGCGATTATGCAGCCAAGATGTACCGCGCATAGCGCTGTCCAGTGTGGTCCTCATGCAACGTACGCGTGATTTTGTGACCGAGGCGCTTCAGCTCCGTGATACGCTTGGACAGCGACCGGCACCGCAGGACACCACTGGCCTCGATCGAGGTCACATCGCCCTTCTTGCGCAGCATCTGGAGGACCTGAGCAGTCATTGGTGCCGTGGGTTCGATCGGTGTCGCGGGGATGACCGGCTCGGCCTGTACGAGTTCTGCAAGCGGCGTGATCACACCAAGGATTTCCGTGCTGTCAACGTGCCAGAAGGTTGGAGATGCAGGTAGCGCGACACCGACATCCTTAGCGATTTCCTCGTACATTGGGCTGTCCCATCCAAGCTTGCTGTCGGTGCGCAGCACTACCGCATGGTCTTCTCCGGTTTCGACAATGATGCCGCGCATGTCCGTACCAAAGTAGTTGATGGCGACGGTCTTGCCGATGAGGTTCTTAAGGTTCATGTCAGTTTCCTTTGTTGTAACTGTTGCGACAGTGGATGAATTAGGCGAAGCGAACGCCACCGGCAGCGGGACCGGTGATGTGATAGGCGCAGTTCTTGACCATCGCCGCAGCAGGAGAAGGTATACGAACGTTTCCGAGGTGGGCTACAGCGGCACGACGGGCTGCGACGAGCTTTGGGTGGTTCAGATGCATTGTGATCGGTCCTTGATGATCATGTAGAGGATGGAGAAGGTGAAGACGGCAGCTGTGACAGCGCCGGCCAGGATGAGGAGTTGGATGACGGCGAGCAGGTAGGCGATCATCGACGCCGAAGTGCCCTGCGGTCAGACCAGCGAGCCCATAGGATCCAGAGGTAGAGACCAAGGATCAGGACGGCGAGGAAGATCCCCGGCGCGATGACGTGCCAAGCGAACCAGAGCATGATCATGTTAAGCATCGGTGGTGAGGCCTTTCACTTGTAGCCAGACGATGAAGCAGATGAAGAAGATGAGAGCGGCGAGCGCGGTACTCATGCGGCGTCCCTTTCGCGGGTGTGCCAGACCGGCGGCTCATAGAACGTCCCGGCCTCAGGGTTGTCGTGGAGGGTGTACCAGTAGCCAACGTCGATGATGTCTAGCTCTCGCGGCGGGTAGCGCTGGTGGTGACCAGTCCACTCGTCCAGATCGAACCAGAGGATCACGTGGTTGCCGTAGCGTGTCCCCCCGACGTTCTCGTATGACTGCGGAGCGCAGAAGAACGTGCGGTTGTTGCTGCGGATCAGGTAGTTACTCATCGACGAACTCCCCCATGCTCAGGGACCCCGCATCCTTGACCTCAAGAAGCTCCACGCCGATGGCGCTGACGATAGCATGGAAGAGCAGCTTCTGTAGGCGCAGGGCATACTTGGCCGGTTCCTGACCATCGGTCATCTGACAGCGGATGCGGTATGTGAAGTGAACCTCTCTCATCAGTGGTAAACCTTCACTTTGCCAGATCGGCCAGCGAGGACCCGTGCGGTGACCTCGGCCTTCTTGGAGGATGGATAGAAACCGATGTGGGTACCGATCCACCCCGGCTGTGTGTGGCGCAGCTCCCATCGACCGGGAGCGACTTTGGCGATTGTGTAGATGCTCATGCTGCGATCCTTTCAGCGACCGGCGTGTGATTGGCAAGGAAGACGGCCCGAGCGAACCCGCGTGGGGTTGCCGAGCGGATGTTCTTGGTGCGCAAAGACTTGCCACCCAGCTTGGCCCAACCGTGGAAGACAGCGTCATCGGGAGTAACTGGCAGCGGCTCAGGCATGACGAAGGTGTCCGAGGTCCACAGGCAGGTTTGCTTGGTGTAGGCGTCCCGTGGCGGAATGATCGTCGGCCAGATCGGGTGCAGGGCCTCATCTTCAGGGATGTAACCGCCGAAGTGGCTTGGGTGGAACCGATGGTTTGGCTTGCGCCACATGGTGGCCAGAACCGAGACAGGGTTCTCTACCATGTACGGGACACGGAGTAGCCGCGCCAAGGTCTCGGCCAACCTGGCCCACCTGACGGACCTATTTTGGCAGTCTGGATCCGCCTCGAGCTTGGCAGCGAAGTGACGGGCACCGGCCACAGCCATGTCAGTGCAGGGCGTGAAGCTGAAGACCATGGCCACATCAGATGAACCAAATTGATCCGCGATTGCCGCGATACCGGCCTCGGCGTCCCATGGGTGGTAGTGGATCCACCCCAAGCCCCCATTCACCAGCTCGACACGTTCCTCCGTGTGCTGGATGTCGTAGCAGTGGCAGATGAACCCTGCAGCGGCCCATGGACGAACCATGGTGCCTGTGAGGTCGAAGAGAGAGATTACGTGGCGCATGAGTTGCTCCTATGAGTGCAATGGTTGCGATAGTGCAGGCATTAGCCCACGACAAAGCCGGTAGTGTCGCGCTTGGCTGGGCCCTTGGCGTAGAGACCTACGATGACCCCCTGTGGATCCAAGAAGCGCATGTCGTCGCTGTCGCCGTCGATGGTGGCGCGGTTCAGCCAATGGTCAGTCGCGGCGGAAAGACCCATGCCACGCTCAATGTGTGCATCGCGCTGCGCCTTGGTGCGGTAGACCACAGCGACGTTAGCGCCGGTCTCATGAGCAGCCATGACCACAGCCTGAGCGTAGGCAGCATTTGCACCCGAGTAGCTCAAAACCAACCGATAGTTTGCCGGAAGGTCACGATAGACCCGCTTGTAGACCTTGGTGTAGTCGTAGAACTGGACCTCAGGGAAAGCGGCAAAGATCGAGGCGAAGCGCTCGCCCTGGACAAAGACCGGATGTGCGACCTCCCACTGAATGTCAGAGGTGCCATTGAGGCGAACGGCAGGCTTGACGCCCTTGCGCTGGCAGTAGCGAACGAAGGCGGCAATGTCCTTTACCAGCTCGGCCATGAAGGCGGCTCGATCGGCCACGTAGCGCTGCGTCTTGGCAATCCGCGACTGCTGGATGGAGGTGTAGACCCCGCCGAGACCGGCCTTGTTCAGGCAACCCTCAGTGCATGCGGCGGTTGACGCCATGGCGCAGACGTTGAAACCCGACAGAGTGAACGGAGCCAGATACATGATGGCGGTTTCCCAGCCCTCACCATCGCCCTTGATGGTCTTGGCGTTGTTGCCCGAGATAATGGTGGCAGACTTGAACATGGTAGCGCTCCTGAAATGGTTGCGACTGTGGATGCGATTGGATAGAGACCGACAGCAGGGAACTGTGGCCTCTACCAAAGCGCAGCTATCGAGGTCTGTAGTTGCACTGGAGGAAGACTAAGGTGGCGGCTATGGTGACTAGGGTGTCGATCATGCCGTCACCTCATCAAAGGAGAAGAGCCAGCCTTTGACCGAGATGAACTCTTGTTCGTCAGTGTCCCATGCGCGGAACCAACTATCCAAGTCAGTATCTGGCCTGACCAGCAGGAAGAGCGTCATGCCGTAGCCGTTGACGCCCTCGACCTGTCGAGTGTAGCCATCGAGTGTTGCGACGTTGTCGGTCATGCGGTCACCTCATTGTTGGCGACCAACTGGCGAGCGGTGGCGACAGTGATCCTGTCAGCGATCGTCAGCATGACAGCAGACATTGGATGCTTGTCGAGATGTTTGATCAGCTTCGCGGCAGTCTTGACGCTAGGCGCTGTTTCGTATGCTTCGAGTAGCTTAAGCATTGGTGGTTGCTCCAATTGATTGCCGCTAGGCACACCTCAGTTGCCCGTGGTGGCCTAGAAGTAAGCAATTGTTGGCGAGAGCCTGAGGTTAGCTGATGTGTCTCTCAGTGCGGGATACCTAGCCTATGTCTGTCCATCGAAGGCGTTACACTCAGCCGTCCCTACTCTCATATTGTCTGTTGTTTCGATGCCGCGTAGCTCTATTCTTGGGTGACAGATAAGAGTGACTGGCGATGACCCTAGCTGGCTCAGGTTCTAGGCCTGAGGGCCGTGGGTGTCGCTGTCGCGCTTAGTTCGGTGTGTCACCACCCTTGTCGAGCGGCTAGCATCTAGTAGTGAAGTCTATTCAGTGCGGCGTGGCCGCTGTCCAAAGAACCGAAGCGCCACTAGAGGCCTCTTCTATCGAGGCGCTGGAACCGCCCCCACCAACCCCGCCGCCGAAGCGCTTCGTTTGGTGTGATTGAAAGGTCTCATATTGCTTTCACTATTGCAACAGTCTTTTTTGTGAAATCGATAAGAAAACGACAAGCGCTTGAAAATAAACAGATATTTCTGCATCGACAGCAAAAACCATCGTTCTCGTTAGTGAAACAGAATACCGCGTTACGTGTTACGCGCGGACTAGAGAACGCTCGCGTATGGGAGCCTCTGGTCAACCATGGTCAACCGACGCCATCGATCGCCCAACAATCGAGTGCCAGGGATCACTTGCGTCCAACTAGATCGGACACGATATGATCGTATCCAAGCTTATCTTATGCGCTGTTATTGTGCTCGATTAACAGTGATGCGATGTGATCTTATGCGCTTCATTGGTGCGCTATGATGTCGTATGTGAAACTATGGTGTGCTAAGGTATTGCGTCCTATTCAATCGCACAAACACCGATCGCGAAACATACAATCGCAAACAATTCAATCGTACGCGATCTAACCGCCCCAAACCCTAGCAAACCATCGATAACCCTAGCAAATCGTATGTTAGATCCGATGCGGGCCCTTGATTTCATTGGATAATCTGCCTCGATGGGCAAATCCGTGGGCAAATCGACAAGGAAAAGAGGGGGTACACGGGGGGTCACGCGCGGTTGCCTTCCATATGATGCCACCTGAGATTTTTGTGGTGCAAACATAGGGACCCTTGTCAACCCCAGTCCACCATGGTCTACCACAGTTCCCATTCAGGAGAACCTAATGAACGCCTTCGTCTGGGCCATCGCCCTGCTCAGCCTCGCAACCGGGGCTATCGTCATTGCAGCTTTCGGCTACATGGCTGTCCAAGGTCACCGTGAGGGGACTAAGGTTGGCTCCTGGCCGATCTGGCTGCTCCTCGGGTTGGCTGTGGTTACCGTGTGGCTCCTTACGTAGACCCTAGGGTGGGGCTCCCTGATGGGGGTGGCCCCTACACCTAAGCCTACTAGGTATGACCATGGTATCCTTGGTTCCCATCAGGTAGGACCATGGTGGCCTCGGTCCACCTAGGTAAGACCATGGTACACCTAAGGTAACCATAGGTGACCATAGGGACCCTAGCTATTGGTCACCCTATTCAACATAGGGGGGCTATGGTCCACTGAGGTAGCGTTAGAAGAAGCGAAGGGCAGAGCCCTGAGCCCCGTCACCGAAGTAGTCCATGAACTTATCCAGCTCAGCTTGCAGGGCATCCTCACGGAGCTGCTTAGCGGACGTACGGTCGTTACGGGAGAGGAACTCAACCCAATAGGCGACAGCCCCAGCAAGAGCATCGACACGGTCATCCTTAGCCAAGGAGCCGCGCTGAGCGGTGATACGGGTAAGCTGGTACATGAGACGCATGTAGGTCTGCTCCTCGCGTGTGTAGCCCTCTGTGCTGGTGTAGTCCCACTCGATCACAGCCTCGTCCACGATGAGACGGTGCTGGTTCATGATGGGTTCTAGGGTGTCGATGATACGGACTTCCTTCTGGTTCTTAGCCCAGTCGGCGTCCTCGATCTCGACCCTGAAGACGTTGAGGGTCTGGGCCTCGTTGCGGAGGAGCTGAGCGAACATGCCGTCACCGAAGTTAGGCTCGACCAGGATCTTGTTGACCTTCTGCTTGGCAGCGCACTTCAGGATGTCCCTTAGGACGGTCTTGTCGTATCCCTTGTTCCGAGCGCAGCCCATGGCCGTCAGGAACAGGTTACCGTGCAGGTGCTTGACGACAGCCCAGACAGTCTCGTCACCGCCGCGACCAGAGGGGTCAACGAACATGACAGAGCCCTCGTATGGGAGGCTCTCCTTGTCGTACCACATGGGGCGGTAGTAGCGGTCACCGGGGAGGCCAACGGCCTGTAGGTGGTCGATGCGCTGGTCCTGACCAGAGGCCCACGAGAGAGCCTTAGGCGCACGATTGATGTCCATCGGCATGACGATCAGGTCGCTGAGCTTCAGCGGGAACTTGTCAGCATCGGACAGGCTCGTATCGAGCATGAACTGCAGGGCGAAGCCAGAGCGACCATAGGACAACTCACGCTCACTGAGGTCAGTGTCGGAGAAGCGCTGTGGGTCCGTGGACTTACCGGAGATGTCCTCACCGCGATCAGCAGCGTCACTGAGAGCTTTGGTGATCATCGGTGCTAGGCGAGGACCATACTTGGACAACTGCGCGTCAGTGGGGTACCTGGCCGGCCATACGCGCATGATGTAGCCACGCTCTGGCAGCACGTTGTAGAGCGACTGTTCGGACTGAGGTGTACCGAGGTAGATGATGCGGCCACCCGGCTTCAGAACGGCGTCGAACTCCTTGACCTTCTCGCCAAGCAAGTCGCGCTTGACCTGAGTGTCGGAGTTGTTCGGGACCTCGATGTCGTCCGCGATGAGGATGTCAGCACGGGAGCCGGCGATCTGAGAGTTGATGCCGAGTGATTTGACGGAGGGGGCATGCGATGCGGCTGCGGGACCAACGTCGAAGGCGATCATGGACGAGCGCTGATCGGGCCCAGGAATGAGGTGGGCACACATCGGCATCTCAAGGATGATCCTCATGGTGAAGATCGAGAAGTCATCCGATCGGTTCTTCGAGGCCGAGATGACGAGGATGTTGAGGTTCGGGTTGCGGAGCAGGCACCAGACCACGAAGGCCGAGGTGACCCACGACTTCCCTACCCCACGGAAGGCCTCGATAACGGAACGCTTCGGGCCATGCTGCAGGAAGTCTGCGATGTTGTACTGAACTGGTGTCGGCAGCTTGCCGTCGAGGAACTGCTTCCAGACGAGGAAGAGGAAGTTCTTGAAATTGGATAGGATAGGGTCTTCCGGCGTTGATATCGCGGTAGACGACTGTAGTTTGCTCACTAATTATCCTGATAGTGGATGGATTTACCCACACAGCGCCTCACCAGCGGGCACAGAGGCCTGCCAATGGGTCATTGGTCCAGAAACTTGGGAACGCTCTCAGTGAGGCGCTGTGGGCTATTTAGTGGACGTACTCTTCGTCCTCATGCTCGGACCCATCAAAGGGGAGCATCTGGGCGATGTCGTTCACTTTCTTATTGGTGTTTGGGGCGATCGTCGTGCCGGTGTCCTTGAGGAACTGTCGGACGACGTTGAATGTCGCGGCGTCAGGGGTTATCTTGTGAACCTCCCCGTCCTTGTCGACAACGGTCTTGCCCTCTTTCATCAGCTTGGCCAGCTCGTCCGCGAACGTGTCGAAGAGAGCTGCCATGCTGTCGCTATTTGTCTTCATTCTTCTTCTTCCTGAGCCACTCGGAGGTCTTGGTCACGATCTGAATGGTGAGCCAGATGGCACCGAGGATAGGGGTGAGTGTCGCTGCCACCTGAGACACCGTGGTCAAGCTCGGTAGCCAGAAGGGGGTCAATACTGCGGTAGTCGCAACGACGGTCGTGTTATGTTCCACAATGGTCATGCCTGTGTGTCTGCTGCCCATAGCCAAAGCGCATCTAGCTGTTCGGGTGGGATGTTAAAGATCTCCGCCATGGAGACGACGGTCGGATTAAGTCTGATGAAGCCTGTGCATTCTTCGAGGTCGATCAGCATGTCGTCGCGGACGCCCTCGTCTGTGATTTCGTTGATACGGGCGAGGACAAGCGTCTTCGTGATGCCGACCTCACGTGCCGCCTTCCAGAACCGTGGTGGCGATAGCTCTGGGTAGTTGGCCCTGAGTTCGTCTGTGGTTGGCTCTGGTGGCGGAACGATCTCGCCGTTGAGGTAAAGGTGGCCGGGGTGGATCTCGGTCCAGTTGGCGTCGATACCGAGGACCGTGCGGTCTCCCGGCATCAGCCTGGACGGATCGTACTCGACGTTGGTGATGACACCAGCCGCATCAACCATGGCCCATGCGCCGTAGATGGCGTCAACGAATGCCCCCTTCTCGTCCCACGTTGTGAGGCTGAAGCGCATATCGTACCAGTCCTGCCCATCCTCGTTCTTGAACGCGGTGTAGCCGTGGCCATCCACGTAGTACGTGAAGTGGCCAAAGTTTACGATTTCCATGATTTCCTTAGTATGCCTGACTGTAGCCTACCCAGCCGCGAACGGGGTCGTAGACTTGGGGGTAGACGTAAGACAGATTGATAGGGACTCGTGGTGAGGAGCTACCAAGGTAATACCCAAGCATCACCGCACCTCCCGGAGACTGAAACCAAGTGTTATTCGAACCGGTGCCCATTTCCCCACGAGACACCATGCGGTACTGAAAGTTGGCCACGCGGTCGTTTGCCCACGCCTGAGCGCGAGCCTCGATACGCCCGTTGATGTCGCCTAGCTGGGAACACCACAGTGAACCATCAGCACCAACTTGGAACCTTGATGCGACTGCGGACCAATCAACCACGCGGAACGTTGTACCACTCACGTCGATGCCCCACTGCCGTTGGCCTGGGTTGACCAAGTCGATCCTCGGGTTGGCGTAGTTTACAACGAGCTGACCGGTCATAGTACCACCAGCCTTATCGAGCTTGGCTGACAGGTCCACGGCAGCTACCTTGGTATCAACCTGAGCCTTCGTGTAGTAGCCTGCGTCGATCTGGACCTTCGTATAGTAGCCTGCGTCGATCTGGACCTTGGTGTAATAAGGCGTCAGATCGGTGGCCGGGGGCTTCTTTGCGTCGGCCTCGAAGGTGGGGGACGGACCCACCACCCCGAGGTTTAGGAAGGACTGAAGATCCATTAGCCTACACGCTGGATAACAGTAATGTACGCATTGGCGGAGATATTGATCCAAGGACCACGACGGGCCCACCCTGCCGGGAGGTAACTATCGGATATGCCGCTAGTTGCGTTTGACTTCAAAAAGATCTGGAAGGATCCATAGGCACCATCAGCCACAGGGAAGGAACCGGCGGCACCCTGGGGACCCTGGGCACCCTGAGGACCCTGCGGTCCAGTCGGGCCCTGAGCGCCAGTTGCACCCGTAGCACCCCTGTCGCCTGTAGCGCCCTTCTCACCCTGAGGGCCCGTAGGACCAACAGGACCCTGAACGCCGGTTGCACCGGTGTTACCCTTCTGTGCCACGAGGTTCCACTTGGTGGTCGCTACAGCCGGATCTTCGTTGACGCTGGTGGCCACGGTCAGGACGTAGGACGAGCCGTTCCAGTAGACGACATCCTTGCGGACGTAGGTCTCTGCAGCGCCCCACGTACCACGCCAGACTAGGCCCTGGCCTTCAGGACCGGTGGCACCAGCGGGACCCTGGGAACCTATGTCACCCTTAGGACCAGCAGGCCCCTGCGGACCAGTGACGCCGATCGGGCCCTGAGGGCCGACTACACCCTGAGGACCTTGGACACCTTGGATGCCCTGAGGGCCAACACCGAATGCCACGGAAGCTGACCAGTCACCGCTCGTTGCGGAGAGCTTGAAGTACATAAGGCGGTTCGTCAGGTCGAGGAATGCGAAGCCCTTGGGGCTGGCGTCGTAGAGCGATTTATCGGCGGCAACGCCGGAAGCGTCAGGTTCGAATGCTGCACCTACGGGACCAGTGGCACCCTGCGGTCCCTGCGGTCCCTGAATACCGGTGATGCCCTGAGGACCTGTCGGACCAACCGGACCCTGAGGACCTGTAGGGCCCTGGACACCATCGGGCCCAATCGGACCACGGTCACCTACGGGACCCTTGTCACCCTGTGGACCCTTCGGCATGTCAGCCTCGGTGAAGATGCGGAACGCGCCAGAATCGTCAAAACCCATCAGACGGTTCTTGCGGTCTTCGATGGACGGTAGGATCAGGTCAACGCGACCTGCGTCACTCTCGGGAGCGATGATCGTTGCGGATGCGATGTAGTTCGAGCTGTCGGATGCTTCCTGCGCCACGTACATGGACTGCAGTGCCTGTCGGTTGAGATCCTCGGAGCGTAGAGACGCACCGTTGCCGATCACGGTAAGCGGATTGGACGCCGGGGTGGACCGGCCAATCTTGATCTTCTTGCCGGCTGGGACGGCGGTATTGAAGCGGAGAGCGTAAGCGCCCATCCAGACGAAGTCACCGAATGGTGCGCCGTCTACGTAAACCTTGACGTGGTCACGGTCGAGGTACGGGAAGTCGAAGGTGTAGTCCTTGGTCGTGCCGTCGCTGTCGTAGTAGACGAAGGATAGAATTTCGGTGGCCATTGTATTCCTTGCAAGAGTGAAGAGGACGGGACGCAGTTGTCCCGCCCATGAAGTCGGTTATTCGAACAGGCCCACTTGCTTCTTGCGGGACTGAGGGGTTCGCTCCTGTAGGCCGGAGATGCCGAAGTTGTGGAGCTGCATGTAGCCAAAGGCGTTGTTGAACGGCAGGAGCTTCTGCATGGCTCGCTCCTCTTCCTGCGACAGATCGCCGTGGATGAGACCTCGGGCAGCACCAGCCGCCTTGAAGGTGTCGTTGATCAGACCAGTGAACGGGTTACCAAAGAGCAGATCCGAGGTCTGGCCCGTGGTACGGGAGTACGAGAACTGCTGATTGTAGCCCATGACCGGGAGAGCCGTGTCGGCCAGCATCGGGAGGATCGAGGACACCCCAGCCTTCGCAAAGGCAGCAGATGCGATCTTATCCCAACCGAGGCGATCCTTGAGGAACTTCTCGCTGTCCGAGCGGCCCAATGCTTGCTCGCGGGTCTGCACTTCGTAGACGATAGCGCCGATGGCCATTGCCATTGCGGCACTGTTGAACGCCTGCCAGTCGCGCATGTGCAGCGCCTTCATCGACTGCTTCACGTAGGAAGCCGCCATGAACGTACGGAACTGCATCAGGGTCTGGGCGACGGGGTGACCCATCCACATGATCGTGTTGCCCAGGTCGTTCTTCTGGATGATCTCTGAGGACTTGCGGTAGACGGCGCGGCGGAAAGCTTCTGCGGCTTCCTTGTCCTTCCACTTGTCGAGCTTCAGACCTGCGACACGCTTGCCGTTCATCTGGACACCCTCTGGACGCTTCAGCTCGGCCTTAACTCGAGCGAACATGTCCTTGTCGATGCCAAGATCTAGCAGGCGCTTGTCTGAGAACTTCAGCAGACCACCGCGACCATGGGCCTCGTTTGCGAACTTCTGGATCACAGCCCTATAGGCCCAGCGCTTCGACATGGTGTCGATCGCTTCCATACCAGAGATCTTCGACGTGATGCGGCTACCCTTGTCGAGCAGTCGTTCAGTCTTCTGCTGCCATGTGCCACCCTTGGTGTTCTGGATGGTGTCCAGCAGGGCGTCATAGCGTTCCGATGGTGACCGGTGCCAGCCTTCGAGGCCGTTACCGAAGATCGCCTCAACGTCATCACCAAAGCCATCCTTGAGGTGTGCTATACCGTCAGGACCGACGATACGGCGTAGGCTCGGCATCTGTCGCATGGTGGCCCTAAGGCCCAAGCTGCCGACGACGTTGCCCAGCTCTGGAAGCTGAGCCAGACCGACTTGGTTCATGACGCGGGTGAAGTTGAACTTCCGCAGCATGCGCAGTGTCCATCCGGCAGTCGAGGCGTTGAACTCGTAGGTCTTCTTACCCTTGATGCTATCGTAGGCGTACTGAAGACGCTTGCGGTCCAGAGCGATCTCTTGCGGCGTCTGGCCTGCATCACGACCGCGTATGGCGTTACGGTCGAGCAGATCGCGCCCCTCATTGTCGTTGGTGACCCCGTCGAAGATAGTGAAGCCCTCGCCTATCGGATTACCTTCTGGGTCAACCTTGTCGGCAATGCGGAGCTTCATGCGAGCCAGGGCGATGTTACCGGACTGGCGGCGGGTGTACTTGGATGTCAGGTACTCGATGTCAGTGTTCAGGAGGTCCCTGATCGACAGCTTGCCATCATGGGCGGTGCCATCTCTGAGCATCGGCTTATCCAGCTCGAAGTCTGTGTCCAGCAGCGTACGGCGCTTGAACGGCTGAGTGTTTCCACTGTCGCCTTTCTTCGATGCCTTCTTGGCCGAGATGTTGGCCATGATGTCTGCAGACTGCTTCTCCGTAAGCATACCGGCGTCAACCAGAGCAGCCATGGATTCCTCCATGTCAGCGCTCGACACCTTTGCGAGGAAGTCGTTGTGGTCTATACCAGCGCCACGGGAGACCAGGGACTTCCTCATGCCGTTGGCAAGTATATCGAGATCCTGCTCAGCCATGTCTTCGTTCGCCTTGCGGATGCCACCCTTGATCAGGTTGAACACGACGCCTTCAGCGAAGTGCTGGTCAGCAAGGTGAACCTTCTCGGTGGCCCATTCTCTGGGAAGGTAGTGATCGGAGACCTTAGTTTCGGCAGCGCCCTTTACGGCACGACCAGAGCCACCTTCGCGGAGCAGAGGGTTCTTTGCGAGAGCGAGCTGGTCCTTGTAGAGACCAATCAGCGCCTTGCCAGCCTTCACCACTTCCTCTGAATAGAGGTCGTCGCGGGTCGAACGCTTGTCGTTCACGAACTTGTAGACTGCGGTGTCGAACTGGTCTTCGGTACCACCATTGGAGATGAACGCCTCCTTCATGGGCTTCCACGAGCGGATGAAGCGTCCTTCCCATTCCTGAACGAGCATCGCTGCGTCTTCGGAGGCTGCACGGCCATTGATGTTGTCGCCAACCTTACCGGTGCCATCCTGAACGAGGACACCCATTATACCACGGGTACCGGGGTTCTTCGATTGATCACCACGGGCAGCTAGGTCACCACGGATGCCACTGAAGGCAGACTTCGCGATATCGTCATGTTCGAGCATGCCGAGGGCATCTTCGTCGCTCATGAACGTGCTATGGTTGACGGCGGCTGCACCAGCGGAACCACGGTTGGCCTGTGATACGTACGGGACGCCTTCGTGTTCAGCGACGACCTTGTGGGCGATGTCCTGAAGCTGCTTCGCTTCGATGACAGTCTGCGGTGCCTTCTGGAGGCGACCGACGACAGCACCGACACCCATGCCCATTACCGTTCCCATGAGGAGGTCGGCCCTGGTGGCGTTCGGGTTGAAGCCATAGTTGACTGCGGTTGTCGATAAACCAGAGGCACCACCAGCCAGGGCGGCTGACAGAACGCGGCCTGTACGGGCACCATACTTGGCTAGGGTCAACTCGGGGACGATTGCAGATACTGCGATGTCCGTGGCGATATTTACTGGGTCGAGGGTCTGGTTGACGAAGTCGAGGACCGCCCCCTTGAGGCCTGCACGGGATAGACGTTCCAGACGATCGCGGTCAGCCTGGGCGTCACCAATGGCCTTCATGTATCCCTGCTGGGACGTGGACCCACCGAGGAACTTGGCGTAGCGCTCTGGGTCGAGGTTTGCCTTCTCCAGATCGGCCATAAGCTTTGTCTCGTCGGGCTTCACCCAGTTCGGGTCAGCCTTGTAGGGATTGTGGTTCAGGAGGAGCGCCAGGGTGCTGTTCTGGTTCCATGCGTCCTTCTGGGTCTGCATCCAGCCTGGAGCCTCGGGGGCCTCGACACGTGGGGTATCACGAACAGCCTCGTTAGCGTGGAGTGGGATTTCACCCTCGGAAACGAACTGAGTGTCACCGGCCTGCCCACCGTACTTGGCGGCACGGGTTGCCTGATGCTCTGCGGCTGGGCGCTCCCAGTTGGTGAGGAAGGACACCGCTGCGTCGTTGGCGTTCGAAGCTGCCAGGACCTTCTGCCAAGCGCCAGCCTCGGAGGTGTTGTTCTCATGCATGAAGAAGTCGAGCTGCATGTCGCCGTCGTCAGCGGACTTGCCATGAGCCGCTGCGTACTGCTCTAGGGCTACGCGCCGGGGGCCGGTCCACTGAGCGAGACCAAAGCCACCACGGCCAGACGTAGGTTCCTGTTCCTGAATACCCGTTTCGAGGCCACTCTCGTCGGCAAAGTTCATCGCGACACCTTGTGCCGTATGCTCTGGTACGCCGCGCTGAGTGAGGCCTGCAACGATTTGATCTGATGTAAGCCTCATGTGGCCTCCTTAGGTATGGTGGGGTTTACTGAGATGCCGCCTTCTTCACTGCTGCCTTGCGACGGGCATCCGTGTCAGCGGCTCGTTTGTTGCGGAGATCGTTCGCCCCGAAGACTACGGGGTTGTGGTTGTCGTCGAGGATCTGCTCAAGGCTGTCCTTCTTGACCAGCATGAACTTACCAAGGCTGTTCCCCTGCACGTTTCCGGCAGGCAGGATGGCAATGTCGTCAGCCTCGATACCGAGGTTCTTGAGCGTGATTTGGTTCTTCCCAGCCCAGTCACCAATGTATGACCGGACAGTCGGCTCGAAGTCGTCAGGGACGAACCCGTTGACCTCTGGCAGCATGACGCCATTGTAGATGACCGAGGACTTCTGGACAGCATCCGCAGCTCGCTCGATGGCGACATCATGCGCGACACCGTGGGCGATGAAGCCTCGGGCCAGATAGGTCAGCTTGGTCTCGATGGCGCTGTAGTTTGCCGGCGAAGACGCGCCCCAGCCAAACCAGCCCTGACCCTTGACGATGGACCCCAGCTTGCTGTCGATCGCATCCTGGTCGTCTCGGGTGAAACTGGTGTTCGCCTTGATCTGCGGGTTTACGGTCTCGATAGCGATCTGTGCGGCCTGCTCGTCGGAGTAGCCGGTACCATCATCGTTCTGGACGTTCTTGAAGGCGTTGAAGATCGAGATAGCATCCCGGTCCTCCTGCTTCTTTACGTAGCCTGGGAGGGCGTTATCACCGCTGGCATTGAGCAACCATACGCCGGTCTTCAGGCGATCAATCATCTTATCCCGCTGCTCTGGGTCGGCCATGGTGGCTTGAGACAGGTTCTGCGAAATACCATTCAACTTGTTGGCGATCGTCGGATGGACCAGACCGGCAGCGGCCAGATCGCGGACCTCACGGGACAACGTCTGCGTCTCGTTCTCGTGCTTCAGCTTGGCGATCGACGGGGACTGGTCGAGGTAGGTCTTGACGGCGTTCTTGTCGTAGGCCTCTCGGTTGACCTCTTCGGTCGTTCCGTCAGCCTTGAGGAAGCCTGTGGGTTCGAGCTGGTCGTAGGTCCGGTTGGCGATAGCCGCCGCACCCTCGGCACCTTGGCCCAACTTCCATGCCACTTCAGCCTGCTTGGCCTTGGCCGTAGTTGCAGCCTCGATGATCGCCTGAGCGTCATTGGCAGTCTTTGGGTTGAGCAAGAAGCCCAGCTTAGTACCGTCCTTGGCGACACTCTCGGTGCTGGCGAGGGCGATGGCGTAGTCGGGGTTGGAGACAGCCAGGTCTCGCGCTACGGCCAGAACGTTGGTGTCGATGTCAGACCGCTGTTGACCGAGGAAGCCCCCGGTACCAAGGTTGTCGTACATGGCTCTGACGTTCTTGAAGACCACGTCAGGATCATCACCGGCCTTGATACCGTCGCGGACAGCCTTGCCGATCAGATTGTAGCCAGCGCTGTGGGCACCCTCTACCGTCTTCTTGTTGGCCTCGTCGCGCAGGTAGCCCTCGGACCAGTCGAAGACCGGATTGGTCTGCCGAAGGTACTGGGTGGCGCGGACGGGGGACATGCCCTCGGTCTTCTTACGCTGATACTGCTCGATGAAGGTACGGGGGTCACCATCGGTTTCCCTGTTGTAGTTCATGGAGAAATACTGCTGCAGCTCGTCACGGTCCAGATCACCCTCACGGGCACCTGTGGCGGCGTCGATACCGGCAACCATCAGCGGGTCCTGAGACGGGTATAGCGTTCCGGCCTTACGGGCCTGCACAATCTCCTGATGGGACATGCCGCCGATCTTGGCCTGCTGCAGTTCAAGGGTAGCCTTGTCGGCAACCTTGGCCTTGTAGTCGGCAACCTGCTGATAGCCTTCGACGGACGTGCCGAAGCTGGAGAGGGCCTGAGACAACCGCTCAAGGCTCTTGTCGATCGGTGCCTGCGCCGGCTGGGCGTAGGTGTCCACCGGGGTTGCCTGCGGTCGGAGCTGGGTGTTCAGACCGAGGCTAGTATTCACTTCAACGCGGCCTGCCATTACTGGGCCTCCCTCTTGATCTTGGACGTGTAGGCATCAAGAGCGCTGCCAGCGATGCCGATTGCGTATGCTCCGAAGGACGGCTTGGCCACCTTCTGGACGGAGTTGATGCGACCCTCTGTCTGGGACTTCACGCCACGCAACTGGTCACGTAGGCTGTCCTGCGTCATCGCGAGGTTCTGCTCGTTGGTACGCTCGAACTTGCCCTGCTGGGCGTTGTAGTCAGCGATCAGGCTGTCCACGGAGATACCGGTGACACCAGCCTCACCCGAGGTGACATTGGCGGTCGCACGGGCCTTAGCGGTTTCCGTGTTGGCTGTCTCAAGCTCCCGGCCCGCCGCTGCCTTCTCCTGAAGCATGCGCTCCTGAATGGCGGCGTACTGGTCGGCTGCAGCGCGGTTCGCTTCGATACGGTTGTTCTCGGCCAACTGGTTCTGCGTCTTGGCCTCTTGGCTAGCAGACATGTAGCTGGTGACTTGCGAGGCCGCTCCAATAGCAAACCCTGCAAGCGAAATTGGATCACACATGTGGGTTCCTTAGCTTCGCAAATTCGATGAATGGTCTGCGCTCGACGCCATGGTCTGGAACGACCCTGAGGAGCGAGAAGCCACAGTGTTTGATGAATGAGATGTGGGTGGTGTTTCGCGCATCGACGTAGTTCCCGAGGAGCGGGTAATGGTCGTGCAGCATGTCGATCACGCTCGGTAGGTTCTTCACCATGTACCGGACGTGCTTGAGAATTTCTGGGGACGCGAGCATCCAGACGGCACCCGTGAGCGGGACATCGTCAACCGGCAGGACACCTAAGGCGCACTCAGGTCTGCCATTAACGGTCCACACCCACGAGGGCCCCAAGCCGACCGCAGCCGGCATGGAGATCTCAGGTCCAACGCCAGATGCAGCGATGCATTCAGCGCGGTCTTCAGGTCGCAGACGTGGGGCCAGGGCGACCATGTCGGCCACCGTAGCCTCACGAAAGTTTATCATTAGACCCTTCGAGCCTTTGAGTTGAAGTTGGCGATCCACTCCGCAGAGATGATCGAGGATGGGAGGTAGCTGTCATTCACCAGCTCGATAGACACGCGGTCGTTCTGAGCCAGCAGCGGAACCGAGAGGACACCGTCACCCAACGCAATGTTGTCGGCACGGTTCATCGGGTCACCCATGACACGACCATTGGTCGCGTAGGATCGCGTAAGCATCCCCTGAATGGTGACCTCTGCCCTGAGGTAGGCGGTCTTGCCATAGCGGACGAGCAGCTTGATCAACTGCAGCCTGCCTTCGGTCCTGACGATCGGGTTGCCCTGCTGGCCAGTCTCGCGGAGGTAAATCGTTGAGAGGCGGAAGCGGGACACGTAATCGAGACCAAGGTAGATCGGGAGATCCCTAAGGTCACCGACGAGATCAAAGGATGCCGTGGTGGCGTTAAGCGGATGCAGCAGCAGGCCGGGACCTACCACAGCACTACCAGCGCCACTTACGAGGACCCAAGGCTTCGACGTGATGTCGTAGGGGACCGTGGTCCTGTCCGTGAGCGGATTGTACGTGCGGCCAGCTGTAGGGAGAACGATACGGTGATCGAGGTTCACGAGGAAGCCAAGACCGTCGTCAACGTTGCCGGCCTGAATGTCGATACTCTCCAACCATACCCGACCAGATTCCGTCTGGAGCAGAACGTAGAGCTTGCTCTCGATGAACCAGAAGTCGAAGATGTCGGTAACACCGGGGAACTCCCAACGCGACCACGAGGACTGAACCTTGCTGCGGTCCTGATAGAAGTACTTGTAGACGTACAGACCCCCGCCACCCTCGTCGGTCTGGATCACGACAACGTCCTCATGGGTAGAGGCTCGCATCTTGATCACCTCACCGTGGAGGTACTGCGGCACGTTCCCTGTGATGTCCTCGGCTTTACCAAGGTCACTTGCGGGATCGATGGTGTACTCGCGTATCATCGAGAACTGGCCTCGCTTTACCGGGAAGTACATGTTGTCGCCGTTGACCACGGGACGGCACTTCGAGGACATGCTGTAGGCCGTGGACGGCTTGATGTTCACCGTCTTGTAGGTCAGCGTGTCGTTGCCGGCGAGCATAGCCTGGGACTGGTCGGCGCACAGGATCAGACGGTCAGCAAAGCCAACTGCAGCTCGCAGAACGGACACGTCGGTCTCAGAGGAGGCCACGTCGATCGGATCGTCGTCCATGGTTGTCGTCGCCGTCATCTTCCAGAAATCGAACGGACCCCCAGCCCTGCCGAGAATTGTGTTCTCCCCAGCAAGGAAGCCCAGCCGGTTCTTGAACCAGAAGATGTCATTGATCGCGGATCCGACGAAGCTCGGGCTCGGGCTCGTAACCTCGTCACCGCACTTGCGGCGCTCCCAACTAACTGGGCCAAATGTGAACGTACCATCGGACTGCCGTACCAGCGCATGCGGCATGGTCTCGGCGTCGAAGGCCAGCCTACTTCCCGGCTTGGCGCACTCCACCCACTTGCCACCAGTGATACCCCAGGTACCATCGTTTGGCGTGAAGCGGACGTAGTAGTCGTCGTAGGCCGTCTGGACGGAACCCTTGACCTTGATCGCGACACCGGGGTAGCCGTATGCCGGAAGATCGTTGAAGTCCTGCGTCTCGTACTGGATCGCCTTCATGGCGTGGCCGTTGTAGCCATCCTCGACTGTCACAGTGAATGGATTTGCCGAGTTGATGTAGATAACACCCTTGCCCACAGCTATACCGTAAGCGCCACCACCGTTAGCCACTATGTTCGTGTCGGTGCCCTTGTAGGTCCAAGCTTGGTCACCGTTGACCGTTAGGCCTAGGTTCTGGGTCTCACCGGTCGCCAGACGACGAGCGATGTATGCCGTGTCGACACCGGGGCTCTGGGCACCGGAGGTACCGTCAGGCGTCGAGTAGCTTGCCACCTTCACGCCGTTGATCGAGATCGTGTAGGTCTTGCCGTAGTTTCCAGCCATGACGTAGACCATCGCCTCGTAAGGCTGGGCCCGTTCGACCACGTTCGCGTCCATCTTGACGGCTCGCTGGGTGTTCGTGAGGTAGGTGTAGTCGCCTATGGTGGCCGTACGATACGGTGGTTCCTTAGGGTCACCGGCGTACTGGAGGTACTGAAGACCACCGGGGTAGGTCACCTGACGCTCTTGTCCATCTAGGGTGAAGACGCGGACGCCGTTCTTGGACCAGATGGTTTCGTAGCGCTCATCCACATCCCGGTTGATCGGGTGGCAGTGGATCGGTACGGCAGTGAAGTCACCCACGAGCTGCGGACCACGGACCAGCGGCGGACGCTTGATCAGACCATCGACAATCGTGGAGTGGGCATTGATTTGCAGGTCGCCCTGAGACGCCATACGCAGGGCCATAGCCTGCTGCGAGACGCCATTGATGAAGTTCGAGATTACACCCGAGATCCGCATTAGCGACGGGCCAGGAGCCCCTGCATGAACTGACTGTCGGTCAGCATGTTCGGATCAGCCAAGTCGATCTCGGCTTCCATCATGGCCGCACGGGCGAACAGCTCGTCGTTCTCGGTGAACGTATGGACAGCTTGGTCGCTGAAGTACTGGTCCTGATACCGGCGAGCTGCACGGATGACGCAGTAGTTGGCCACGTACGGCGGGAGTTCCTCGTACGGGAGACCCAAGGTGATCTCTAGGCTCACCGGCTTTGTCCAGATGTAGGTGTGGTCGTCCTTGTTGTAGAGCCGTGTGCCACGCTGGGTGACGTTGGTTGAGGCGTCGGAGCCGTCCGTGTCAACCTTCAGGGTGTTACGCGGGAGAACGATGTGGCCGTTCTGATCGGGGGTGATCGTGTAGCCACTTTCGTTGTTGAACGAGAGCCCTAACGTCTGCACTTCGACAAGGGTCGCTCGGAGGGTATTTCGGGCTAGAGAGGCTTCGGTCAGCTCGTTCTCATCGAGCGTCGAGATAGGGCTCGAAGCGGTCGTGGCGAGAATGACGTTGACAGCCTCAAGCTCCGTGAGTGGCGTCAAGCCATCAAGTGAAGACATCAGGGTTCCTTAAACGAAAAAAACCGAGGCCCCGTTAGGAGCCCCGGCTGGGGAGGATTAGAGGATCGACAGTTCGATCGCGCCTTCCTGACGGACAGGGCCGTGGCCCATGGCGTACTTGGCGACGAACAGAGTACCCTGACGGGCGATCTGGTATTCGCTCTCGGCCTTGAGATCCATCAGCTTGACCGTACCGACCGCAGAGCGGTGCGTGATCAGACCAGCGGTCTTCGAGAAGTCACCCTGGTACCGGCCCGTGGTGATGTTGGTGTTCGGCAGGTTGGCCGTCTTGACCGGGAGGATCTCCGCGATCATGGCAACCGAGCCGTTGGCGTACGAACCTTCGCCACCCCAGTCCTTGTTGATGACCTTGGTCGTCTTGACGAGGGCGTAGTACTGCGCCGGCTTCATGTACGAGTAGCGTTCCGTGGACGGAATGAACTTGTCATCGAGAAGCGCAGCAGCGTCGAAGTGGGCGTCAGCGAATGCCTGAGCATCCGTGAGGAAGTTGGCGTTGATCAGCTTACCGCCGCCGGGGAGACCGGTAACGCGAGCCGACTGACGAGCAGCCAGGACGCCGTTGATGGCGACGTTGCGGTCGAAGGCCTGAGCGAGTTCTTCGCCCATCTGCTTCGTGAACTCGCCACGTACGTCAACGTGGAGCTTGGCTTCTTCGATGTTCGCGATGAACGTCGAGGTCAGCAGGAGGTCGTCGATGGTGATGACGACTTCGTTGACCGGGATCGTACCGCCGAGAACTTCGGTGCCGGGAGTGTGGTAACCAGCGTTAGCCGAGCGACCCGTTGCGTAGAACGAGGCAGACTTACCGTTGGCGATGGTGCGGACCTGATGGCGTTCTACGAACTGCGAGGTCTTCGCGAATGCAGTGATGATTTCGCCGGTAGCGACCTTGATGAAGAGTGCATCAGATGCGCCTGCGCCGTTAGCCTGACCCAACGGAGAAACAATAGCGTTAGCCATTTTGGTATTATCCTTACGATGTTCTGAGGTTTGCGCGGACCTAAGAGCAACACGGAAGGTTCATTGAGATTATCCTTGCACCATCCCCCTCAAGGGACAGTATTCGGGTCACAAGTCGTCTTTCTGTGAGACACTTGGTTCCAGTAGTCACCGCCTAAAAAGGTCAGTGTGACTTGCTCGAACGTTCGTAGGATTGGTCGGGGGTCTGGATTTGATACCAGATCAAAGGGCGCGACCCTTAGGTTTTGCTTAAACTAACCCCCGGTACTGCTCAGGCATGACTTCCGTCAGAGGCCCGAGGCTTAAGTATTCACTTCTTCTTTGCTGCCAGCGCGGCGCGGACCTTCGGAGCGTTTGCCCGACGAGCTGCCGCCTGCGAGATGGCCGAGCCCTTCTTGGCATACCAGACGCCTTCTGGGGTCGGGCCCTGCTTCGCTGGAGCTGGAGCCGCAGCAGGTGCTGGGTCCTTCTTCACGATGCTGGCGTTGGCGTTAGCTCTGGAAGACGCAGGCTTCACTGCAGGTGCGTTGGCCACCTTTGCTGCGGCATTGGCAATCATTGATCCAGGCCTTGCGATGCCCACCTGCTTAGACGGCTGCGGACCCTGCTGCGGCTTTGGTACATCAGGTGTGTTGGGCTTCGGAGCTGTAGGCTTGTTCGGGCCCTGTACCGGACCAGAGGCACTGCGGGTCGCCCCCTGAGACGACGGAGAGTTCGCCGGATTGGCGCGAGTGGCACCCTGAGCTGACGGAGATTTGCGAGGGTCTGCTGCGGCCTTCAGCTTCGTGTTGTACTTCTTGCCATTCCACGTGAAGACCTTCTTGCCAGACTTTCTGGCGGCACGGAATGCGTCGTTAAAGTTTGCCATTGGTTCCACCAAGGTTGTCGTAGAACTGGATGAGGCGGTGGCCGCATGCCGTCTTCGTCGTTTCGGATTTCTTCAGTTCACCAATGAGGACTATGGTCTGCCTTTTGGTGAGCGGCCCCTGCGCGGGGCGCGGTACTTCCTGATCGAAGCAGACCCGTAGGTCCGCAGGTAGCTCAGGGTAAACAGGAGGTAACTGCTTAACGCCAAAGCTGGCGCAGCTTGTCAGTGTCAGCGCCACTAAGGCACTCACGATCAGCGTCTTGAAGCGCGTCAACATAGGCGTTCAGTCCCGTAATGTCGGAGTTCATTTGAGCCAGCCGATCTGCCTGGGCTTTTGCTAGGTCGGCGTCGGCGGCGTATGCGGCCTGTTCGGCCTGCCTTAGGAGTTCCGAGGTGGCCAGTTGGTCTTTGACGACCTGAAGTTCAGCGGAGTGTTTACTATCGAGCCGCCCCTTGCCGTAGATAACCCCGACAACGGCGAGGACAGCGAGGAGAGTTGCCAGCCATTTATAGACGGTTGTCATTGGGGACACGGTTCCGGTGATTGGGTATTGGATAGGGTGGATCGGTAGTCCATATGTCCGATCGTGGTGTAAGCCGTGTACATCGCGGGGATGAGTACGGTGACCCCTACAGCAGCCGTCTCAAGCTTGAGAGCCAGCGCAGCGAATAGGGCAATCCACGATAGGACCATGGCGACACCCAACCAGAGCTTCGAAGTCTTTCTGGTCGAGTGCTTATGTGTCACTTCGGGTACTGCTTGAATGGCAGTTGGAAGTGCGGCCCGTCTTTGAAGGTCTTCCAGTCGCCGCCCCATTCGATGGGGACGTTCTCGATCTTTGCAGCTTCCTTAACGATGGGGGCGAATTTGTTGTAGACGGCCCAATCCCACGAGGCCTTACCGGCAACAATGGGGACAAGATCGACTGCATGGGCCACGCCCTTGGACGGGATGTGGCGGGAGTTCATTGTCGAGGAGACACCCTTGGCGACGTTCAGCTTCTGCTGGGCAACCGAGCGCGTCCCCTCCATGACCGTGAAGTCTATGGTGGAGATGGACGCAGCTCTTTTGACCACGCGAACGAGGTCAGGATGCACAGCCTTCAGCTTCTCGACGCTTGAGGCGCTGAGAGTGACAGGCATGTTTTTCCTTGGATGAGAACCCCTCTGATGCGCATCGTTGAGAGGCGTGAGGGGTGTGTTACTAGATCGAGGAGCGAGCCAGCTTGGCTGCGACTTCTGCGGTGTACTTTGGATCCTTAGGCCCGTAGCGGGGATCGCCCATGGCCTTGGTTACCTCTGCCCACGACGTGAAGACATCGACGCTTGCGCGTGGAGGCTTGCCGCCGAGTAGCTTTGGCTCGACACCAACCGCTGCTTCGTAGGCAGCGCGTAGCTTGGTGACACCAGCTGTAGCCTTGGCGACATCGTTGTCAGCCAGGGCGGCGTTGTACTCGTCAATCTGCTTCGGCGTCAGACCGGTTGCAGCCCAGACCAGCATGTCGTTGAGGGCGTCAGCGCCACCAGCGGCTTCATGGATCTTGGCCTCGGCCTGCTCAGCGAGAGCCGCCTGACCAGCGATGTAGGCATCGACCATGTTGCGGTCGTAGCCCATCTCTTCAGCCAGAGCGTAGTCTTCGTCGGAGAGCTTGCCTTCCTGTTCGGAGAAGCGATCGGTCAGATACTCGACAACTTCGGAGGCAGATAGCGGCTCATCGTCGCCTTCGGCCTCTTCAGCTTCCTCAACGTCGTCCTCGGTGACTTCTACGTCATCTGGGAGTTCATCGTCGGAAGTCTCTTCTTCGACCGTTGGTTCGTCTTCGGCCACAGGTTCATCTTCAGTCTTACCGGAGCTAAGCTTGCGCTCCAGTTCCTGATAGGCCTTGAGGAGGTCTTCGGTGGTCTTGAACTTCTCAGGAAGCTTCGGTGCCTCTTGAGCGGCCAGAGCTTCTTCGGTTGTCGTCGGGGCGTTCTCGGCCTCGGCTGTGAGAGCGGCGAGCGCCTGTTCCTCAGTGGGTTCAGACGCTGCGCCTACGGTTACGCTTTCCATTACGACGGTACGTAGATCCCGCCCGTCAGGAGACGAATGGCACCCTCGGGTAGATCAGGGTCAGCGGACTTGGCCTTGGTGACCTTGGTCGGCTTCGGTGCCACCGGGGTTTCAACTGGGGTTTCCGTGGTCTCAACGACCGGAGTTTCTTCGCTCATTCTGTTCCTTGTGTTGCTTGTGCTGCATCGGCTTCCTGCTGCTGGGCGTCACGCATACCGCCACCAATCTGGTTGACGGCGTTCGGTGCCCCGGCCAGCATGAGCTGACGTTCGTGTTCTGCCTGCTGTTCTGCTGCGATCTCTTCGTCGGTAAGCACGAGGCCACTTGTGTCGATCGCGAGGGCAGCACCACGGCGCTTGAAGTATTCTGTAGGCGAGATGCGCTGCTTGACGATGTCGGGACCAAAGAGCTGTGCAGCTCCCTGAATGAAGACATCGAGGTTCGTGAGGTCGTTACCGCGACCGAGGGCATCCAGACCTGTCACGATGGACGTGCTGGAGATTTCCTTGGGTAGCGGAGGTACCTTGCGGACGGCTTCCATGCGGAGACCATAGAGCTTGGCTACAGGCATCTGCAGCTCCTCGGAGAGAAGCGAGTAGATACCACCGAGACCTTGGTCGAGTTCACCGGCCATGAACCGGATTTCCTCTGCGGTCACTCGGTCCCCATTGCGCTGGATGGCGCTGTTGAGGAGGAAGCCAAAAGAGAGGCGTTCGGTCAGCGAACCAATGAGGCGTTCGGCAACACTGAAGTCAGCGGCCTTATCCATCTGGAGGCAGGTGACGCTGTCCTTCGAACCTTGGACGAACCCGCCGTTCTCAGCAGCAGCGAGCTTCCGTGCGGAAACCGTGGAGTTAGCATGGACGAGCCAGACAACCTTAGCGGCCTGCATGGTGCCATCACGGATTGCTCCGGTCAGGGCGTTCAGGGAAGTAAGGTCACCTACGTATTCGTCAACGAATGCGCGGCCATAATCCTCGCCTTCGAGGTAGGTCAGGCGGATCGGGAGCCAGGGCATCTTGTCCACCGGATATTCACCGGAGTAACCACCCTCGACAACCTTGCCTTCGATCTCCTGCGTGATGACGTACTTAGAGGCGTCCTCGTTCAGGCTGATCTTGGTGTAGACTTCGATCTTCGATTCACGGGATGCGGCCACCTCTTCTGAGAGGCCTGCTCGCAGTTCCTTAGGGAGCGCCGTCTTGGCCACCTCTTCCCTGACTACGATGTCGAGGACGTTGCCCGATGCGTCACGCTGGACGACATAGGACGACAGGCGGAAGCCACGGGGCTTACCCTTCTTCGGGATGTATAGAAGATAGTTGCCAGAGACCAGAAGCTGGCGACATGCCTCGAAGCTGATTGGTCTGAACATGGAGGCGTTCATCTCAGCGATGACGGCTCGTTCGCGAGCGCTCAGGGCACGTTCGATTTCACCGCGCTTGCCGTCCTGTTTGGTCAGAGCCTGCAGTGCGAGGTCGTCAATCTGGTACTTGAAGAACGGGGAGTTCACCGGGAACAGCGCGAGCTGTAGCTTGGAGGCGAGGTGTCGAACCCCACGGGCACCAAGGGACTGGTTCGTGTCGTCTAGGTCAGACGCAGCACTGGTTCCGTTCGGTGGGAATAGATATGGCACCGTGAGCTTGGCATTGCGCTCCGCTCGGGTGATGTAAGAGTTTCGGTCCTGTACCAGTGTGGTGTACAGGGCCTTGGCTGAGATTACTGCATCATCAGCCATTAGATCGGGACGTTAACGCCAATCTGTGGACGAGAGACAGGCTTGGTGGCCAGAGAGTTGACCAGAGACTTCTTGCCCTTCCGCTTTGCAGCGGCGGACTGGTCGGCCTCGGTGCCGCTGGTACCCACCTCATTGAGGACTGGTGCCTGCGGCGCATCAACCGGAGGAGGCGCTGCCTGTACTGGGTCGGCCTTCTGGATCTTCTGCTTCTTAGGTGGGCACATGGCTTTCTTCTTGGTCGGCCAAAGCAGCCTCCAAGAAAGCGATAACTGTTCGCTCGCCGTGTAGGGCACCTATGGCCCTTTCGGATAGGGTGAGTAGATCACTAGGAAGTCTGTCGGGAAAGGCTTTCTGGAGCCATTCAACCACATCACGTGGGATATGCGGGATATCATCCATGGGAAACCTTCGTAGTGCTATTGGTCAACCTAATGTATCCACCCTCAAGAAGATCCTGAGAGTGGATAGAGTATTTCGTCGATAGACGAGCGGAGCTTGCCGATACCTTCGTCGTTCTGGATGATGTGATGGCAGTAGCCGTCACTAATACCATCCTCGGACACATGGTCTGACGTGTTACGACGCTGGACAGAAGGCTTCAGCTTGACCACCTCCCCGCTCAAGTTGGCAACAGCACCGACCTCGTTAAGGAACCGACAGTCATCTGTGACAACCGGACCCTCAACCTTCGAGACCTTATGTTTCCATGCATCGGTCCAGAGGTTCGCTCCGATCAACACACGCCCCCATTCGGTTCCCAGGGTCTGCATGGCATACCGAGGAGTCTTACCACACAGGTACTCGCAGGGGCTTTCCTTCCAGTCACCCTCGATCTTCCGGTAGATCTGATCGTCGTTAAGACCACAGGCACGATAGAAGGCCGAGAGCATCGCCTTGAGCGGACCAGCGAACTTCACAGGTGTGAAGCCGTGGCCGTAGGTGAGGTATTTCGCGGCCTCGGATTTACCGGAGCCGGCTGGGCCTGTCAGTGCAAGGACTTTGGTCGCCAGAGGATCACTTCCTTCTTCTTGAAGTCATAGTCGGTGTAGTGGAGGATGCGAGCGCAACGGGCCTGCGTCAGGGCGTATTGCTCGTCTAGGTCTTTCTTGGCGTAGGCCGCAACGATGGCCGGCCACCACTCTTCCTCGTTCTCGATGTCGAGCTTGTCGAGGAGCTTCGCTGCGGACACCGGACCCATTCCTGGGCAACCGGGGTAACCGTCAGTCGTATCGCCGGTCAGCGTCTGGAGGAGCCAGTTGTAGCGAGCGGTGTTCTCGTCAATCTCCAACCAGTTGCCCCCTTGGTAGAGGTTACCGGGGATCGTCTTGAGATCCTTGTCGCCAGAGCAGATGATCTTCTCGCCGGGGATCAGTGTAGGATGCGTTGCGAGGATACCAAGCGTGTCATCAGCCTCGATGCCTTCTTTGAGTTTAGCACCATGGTGGTCGATGAGCCATTGCTTAACCGCAGCAACACCAAGAGGTTTCCTGCCCCGTCCACCTTTATAGTCTGGAAATATCTGGTGTCTGAAGGTAGTGCCTCGTGAAATGCAAAGGACTGCATCGGTTGCCTCAAGCTCCTTCTTGAATTGCTCTACGGTGTCGAGGAGCGTGTTCTTCACTTCCTTGAGGTCGATCGCGTAGTACCACTCGTCGTCCTCCATTTCCATTTCGCGCATACCGGCAGCACAGCCGGATACGATTAGGATGTCTGTGTCAATCAGCAGTGTGCGCTTAGCGCTCATAGGGGTTCGGTTCTTACCTTCAGGACATTACTGGAGCTGGGGCTGATGGACAGGGCATGACAGAAGGGTTTGATCGCTGTGATCTCAATGAAGCCCTTCTCAGCCGGGATGATGCGGAACGCCTGATCCTCGTGCTTGATGATGACTTGATCATGTTCGACGCCGCGTTCCATGAACGAATGGATTTCAGCCTTCATGCGTAGATGCTCCTGATGCCGTAGGTGTTGCTAAGGTTCTCTTCCATGGCCCGTTCGTCAGCTCTCGATAACGGTTGGGGCGTGGAGGGTACGAAGGGTACGTACGGCGTCGTCTGGGTGGATCTTGAACCACTCGGTCTTGCCGATGCGATACGAAGCCAGCAGGCGATGTACAGCTTGCTCACCCAGGTCACGATCGAACGTCTCTTCAATGTGGGCATATGCGTATCTCCTGTGGGGGTCCGAGGTGTTGTAGACGCGGAGACGGTCAACGGGTCGAACCGTCTTTCCGATCTTGCAGGTGTTGGGGTAGAGGGGATGGGTGAGAACGTAGAGATACTCACCCTTTGGCGTTGGCATTAGTGGGTTTCGCCCCAGTTCGTTCCGATGTCGTAGTTGCCCTTGAGTGGGCAGCGGAAGTTCAGAGCTTCGCCAGCCAGACGGATTGCATCGGTGGCCAAGAAGCCCACGCGGTCTGCGATGTCTGGATTGCAGGAGATCTGCCATTCGTCATGGATGTTCCCGACAAACTCGTAGTGGACGCCGGGGACGAACCCTTCGGCCTGCAGCAGAGCGTCGAGGATGACGAGGCCCTTCTTCATCAGAATTGCCCCCGCCGATTGCAACAGCGTGTTGAGTGCGGAGTGTGCCGAGCGGACCGGAACGAAGCGACCGTCGATGCCACGCAGCTTGCCGTCCTTGGCGCGTTCCTTGCACTTATCGACCAGCTTCTTTAGAGCCGGGAAGGCCTTCATCAGCTTGACACGTGCAGCCTTACCAGCAGCCGCCACCTTCTGGTCGGACCCACGGACACCAAGGACAGCCCCGAGGTTGAGGTCGCCGGAACCGTAGAGCATGGCGTAGATCCATGTCTTGGCGGTGTCACGGTCACAGCCGAGCGCCTTAGCGTTCAGCGTATGCATGTCCGTGCCGTCTTCCTTCTTCCCCTCAAGGATGGTCTTGATGTACGCGCCCTTATCCCAAGCGGCCATGTAGCCAGCCAGGCAACGCAGTTCGAGCGCATCAGCGTCACAGCCGACGAGGACCTGACCCTTGTTCGCGGTGAACAGAGCGCGGCACTCATGGCCATACTTGACCTTGCCGGAAGGCACCTGAGCCATGTTCGGCTTCGAGTGCGTCATACGGGATGTCACGGTGCCCATGGTGTTGACACGACCGTGGATGCGACCGTCCTTGACCGCCTTGAGCCAAGCCTCCTTGCCCTCGGACAACATGCCTGTGAGCTTGTCGATCTGGAGGTACTCGGTGAGCAGGGCAGCAGCCGGATACTTCAGGCCACTCAGGACTTCATCGTCCACCTTCGGCTGACCGTCAGGCGTAAAGAGCTTAGGCTCCCAGCCATAGAGGGTCTTCAGTCGGTTCGCGATGTCCTGGCGGGAGGACGGATTGAACGGCTTCAGCTTTATCTTCGTGTACGGAGCGCCCTCATGGTACGTCTCCTGCACGGGACCAACGTAAGGCGTCAGCTCCTTGCCGGTCTTCTCGGAGAACCTGCGCTTGGTGATGGTGACTTCGAGGTCCGATCGCTTGACCGTCCGGTCGGCCTTCGGTGTCATGACGCCGTCGAAGCGGAACCATGGTGCGAAGATGCCAGCCAGTTGTGCCTCGATCTCGGTCTGAGCCCCACGCAGTTTGCCGTACAGCTCGTACGCAGCCTGCTCGTTGAAAGCCCAACCGTGGGCCTCCTGACGGCTGATTATCCGCTGCACGTCATGCTCTAGCTGGATGCTTTCGTTGGAGAAGTTCTTCTTCTGCAACTTCTGCAACAGTGCATAGGTTACCTCAACGTCTTGGCCGCAGTAGTCCTGCATCTCAGGAGACCACTTGCCCCAGACGTAAGCTGTCAGGAGTGAACCCTTGAGCCCCAGTTCGCGGCCCTCGGCTTCCTTCTGCTTGCCGTAGTCACCCTTCCAGAGACCGAGGCGATAGCCCCAGCTTTCCAGAGAGTGGCGTCCGTACATCTGAGGTGGGATCCAGTTCCCCTTCTCGGCTTGCCGGAAGTCGGCGTCTCGCATGTCTGGGTAGATCGTGCGGGACATGATCACCGTATCGAGAATGATCCCCTGCGGCTTGAACCACGGGTAGATCTTCTGGATCGCTGGAACGTCGAAGCCTTGAATGTTGTGGCCAGCGATGCAGTGAGCTTCGTTCAGCATCTCCACCCCAGCCTTTACCGGGAAGGCTCCACGGTAGTCGTGATCGGTGAAGTGGTAGACGTGGCCCGTCGTTGCGTTCTTGATGACCAAGGAATGAACCACGGTCATCTCGGGTATCAGGCCGTCGCTTTCGATGTCGAAGACGAGAGTGTCCATCAGAGGGACAGCAGCGCCGATATGGTCTGGATGTCAGCCTGAAGCTTCGCGTTGGTAGCCAATTCAGCGGCAACCATCTCATCGAGCTTCTTGTTCTCGGCCTTGAGGCTGGCTACCTCACCATGGAGGTCATCGAGCTTCTTGCGGAAGTCATGTAGCGAGTACCCCTGCGCCTCGATCTTTTCTTCCTGACGTACGTGATCCCTCTTCAGACGATCTAAATTGTCCTGCAGAATGTCAACGTAATCAGCGAGGTAGTGCGATGCCTTCATGCGTAATCTCCAATATTGCGTGTGCCAGATCCTGAGCCCCAGTCTTCGTCAGGGTGATCGTGGCCGTGCGGAACTTGAGGGTGATGGTGTCGCCCGAGCGCTTCACCTGAAGGCTCGAGAGGAGGTTTTCATTGGTATGGTCGTGGGTCAGAACGGCACGTCCGTATCTTCCTCGTCGAAGGATGAGGCGTTGCCTCGGTTGCTCTTCTCCTTCTTCTCCGCGAACGGATCGGAATGAAGCTCGGTGAGGCGTCCAGTCTTGCGGTCATAGGCCAGCCAGCCGGCTAGTCCGGTCTCGCCAGTCCATCGGCATTTCAGGATGCGTAGGGTCGTGATCTCCTTGACCAGAAGCGTAAGTCCACCAACGGTGACTTCCTCTTCGGACTGCTGATTGCGCTCGATGCCAATGACGGTATGCGAGAGCTGAGCAATGGAGTGAGATCCACGGAGCTGCGCGAGGGAGACTTCAGCCCCCTGCTCGTGACCCTTGTCGCCACTCGGTCTCTTCAGGTGCGTCACGAGGAAGATCGTTATGTCACATTCGAGAGCCAGGGTGGCCAGAGCGGTCATGATGAAGTCGATGTTGCGCCTTTCGTCACCGTCTTCCTGACCTGACACAACGATACTGAGATGGTCGAGGAAGATGCGCTTACAACCGCATCCCTTTGCCAAGTATCGAATTTTGGCCAGTAGGTTGTCAGATGAAGTGGAACCGAAGTGATCGTAAAGAAATACTCGACCCGAGCCGACCGTCGCTTCATAGGCTGCCCTTCTTTCTTCTGCAGTTGCGAGATCTTTGTCAAGGTGGATAGGTTTGGACAAACGTACCCCGACGAGGCCCCTTGCCGTCCGCTTGATCGGCTCTTCCAACATTAGGATGCCGAGGTTGTCCGAGGTGGTCAGGAGCATGTAGTCCACGATCTCGCGGATGATGGCTGACTTGCCCATACCGGAACCGGCAGTGAGCGTGACCAGCTCCCCAGTGCGAACACCACGGGTCATCTCGTTGAGCTTGGTGAACGGAAGGTCCGACTGGTCTTCGCTGTCGTCCTCTTCCATGAGATCCCATAGATCGCTGCCGTCAACGATGCCGTCTGGTCGGAGGACCTTGGCACCCCAAAGGCAACTGATCAGCTCCTGGGTCTCACCGTGCATGAGCATCTCGTTGGCGTCCTTACGAGGTAGGATCGCCGTCTTGCACTTCCCCGGCTCGAAGAGCTTCATGCAGTCGTCAACTGCTTCTCGCCCCGGCTCGTCCATGTCGAAGCAGAGGATGACCTCATCGAACTTGTTCAGCCATTCGAGGTTCTTCTTCAGTGCCGCATGGGCACCCTGCGCCCCGTTCGGTACAGACACGACAGGCCACTTGTGGTTCTGGGCCTTGCTGACGGAGATAGCGTCGATCTCGCCCTCGGTGATGATCAGCTTCTTGCCGCCATCACGCCAGAGGTGCATCCCGTACAGGCCGGCGTTCTTCGTATCGCCAAGGAACTTGAACTCCTTGTTGGCGAAGCGAACCTTCTGCGCGACGATCTGCTGATTGACGTTTCGGTAGTTGAATATGCGGACAGCCTCGCCGCCCATCTCCGATCGTGTGAAGCCCCACTTGGTGGCGCTCTCTAGGTCGATCTTTCTGCTGGCCCAATCGGATGGTTCCCCGATCGGTAGTAGGTTCTTCGATTTCGGCTTGGTGGCCGTATCGACTTCTGATGCTTCCAACTTCTCTCCGTTACCGCGTTCTCGATAGCCGCAGCCAAAGCAGTGCGCATGGCCATCTGAGTATCTGCCAAGGTTGTCTCGGGAACCGCACGATGGGCACGGTTCCTTGCGGACAAATTCGCTTTCAGTTTCCATGTATCAGTTTGAAATCGCCGTACTTTCGCATCACGCGATCGAGGTGACCACGGTTGTCGCTAGGTGTCAGCCACGTGATAGTCTTGTTAACCACGTCGTCCACGTAAGCCTGAGTGCAGAGGAGCTGTCCCCGATAGTAGCCGATCTGACACAGACCAATGTCCATCCGTTCTAGGACAGACTGGAAATCGTGAGACCCCGATAGGTAGATCAGGTTGACCGGATGGCCCTGAATTGAAATCTCCTCGGCAGACGAGAGGTCATACTCGTTGCCCTGATCGATGCCGCCTGCGACACCGGGGATGAACAGGTCAATGTCCTTCCACGGCTTACCCAGGCGCTTGTCGCGGAAGTAGCCACCAGCGGCGTAGAAGTTGGTGAACCCGAGGATCGCTAGGGCGCTACAGACCGACTGGTATTCGTAGAACTCGAAACCAAAGAGGTCGTTGCTGGTGTCCAGCTTGATGAGATCAGCCATTATCCATCCTGTAGATTAGCATTCCGATAAGTGCCGCCCCTCCGTAGAAGAGCAGCGCCAGTGCGAAGAAGACGAGGGGGTGGAACACTTACGAGAGAAGCGCAGCCAGACGATCAGATACGCGCTTAGCACGGGCCGCTTCTTCATCAGCAGCCTCCTGAGCCACGAGGGCCTTCTCGATGGCACGGTTATGCTTGACCGAGAGATTTTCCTGATGGACGACCACGGCGTCGAGGTGGTCGAGGGTCTTCTGGAGCGATGCCAGGGCGACGGTGTAGGACGGCTTGCGGGTTACGAGAGCGATGAGCTTCTTGATCATTGGATACCTTTCGGAGGCTCGTGGAGCCAAGCTGTTGGGATGGATTTGTCTGCGTATTGGAAGCCGTGGGTCTCGCACCACATACCATATGTCGTCTTCGACGCCTTCGAGATGCGCGTCTTAGAGTTGGAGAATACGAACCGAATGTCGTATGCCGGGTGTTGGCTCTTGATCAGCAGATGCTTCTGCCGGTCTTCGGTAAGGAAGCGGCCCTTCGTTTCAACGATGATGCCGTTCGAGAGGAGCTTGAAATCGGGGGTGTACTTGGCCTTGCGAGCAGGCTTGACGTACTCGATCTTGAACTTCTCGTACTCGTATTCGTGACCGCCAGCCTTGAGTTCAGCGGCCACTTTGTCTTCCAGACCAGACCGGAAGCCCTTGAGCTTCGCGGCCTGTGCCGGGGATACCTTGCGGGGCAAGTCTTAGAAGTCGTCCGAGCCTGCGGAGGACTTGTCGTCTTCGGAGCCACCCTCGTAGTCCGAGGAGGTGTCTTCCTCTTCGAAGTCCGTCGAGTTCTCGTAGCCTTCCTCTTCCTCGAAGCCCATGTCCTTGGCCGAGCGACCACCAGCGGTCACCAGCTCAATCACCTGAACACCTTCGAGCTGCAGAGAGATACCGAAGGTCGCCTGACCTGAGATGAAGTACGGAACAGCGCCGCCCGAGACACGAACCGTGGAGCCACCCCAGATGGCCGTACCCTTCTTCAGCTTCTGAAGCTTGGCGTCGATCAGCGTCGGGTAGCGCTTCCAGTCCTTGCCCTTCTGGGTCGTACCGGAGTGCTTCATCTTGATCTTCAGGATGACTTCGCCGGTCTCGTTCTCTTCCTCGTCGTACACGTCGGTGTAGAACTCCATCTTCTTTGGAGCTTCGAGGCCGAGCTTCTTGCGGGTGGCGATCGGGATTTCCTTGAACTTGACCTTGGCTTCCGCCTCGGACACCGCCATCACCTTCTCAAGCTTGGCGAAGAGCGCCTGGACAGCCGGATCATTCTTGACCAGACGGACCTGAACGGAGAACGAGCCGCCCTCAATCGGGTGCGCCTCAGTGCCGTAGTCTGGGTTGTCGAAGTCGAGCTTCGGGTACACTGCCGGTGCCCGAGGGGTGGTGAACTTGACTGCTTCGGTGCGCTTCTGCTTGTCGTTGGCCATGTATTTTCCTTTGTGCGATTGTTGCAATAGTGGAGAAGATTAGTCGCGGCGATACTTCGCTTCGAGGCGTTCCACGTTGTGGCCCTCGTTGCGGAGCTGGATGTAGAGGTCAACCGGGAGGGGCTGACCACGTTTCCAGAGAATGATTGCGGTGGCGATCGGTGACGTTAGGAGTGTCATGCGGCGACCACGGTGACCGAGAAGCCCTCGGTGGTCTTGGCAAGGTCAACGACCTTCAGGTTGAGGCCGAGCTTCGGTCGGATGTAGTTGGCCAGAGCTGTGTGAACGTCTTCCTCGGTGAGCGAGGTGAACAGGAGGTTCTGCTTAGGTGCCGGCTTTGGTGCTGCGCCAAACCACTGCGGGTTGAACACGAACTGGTTCAGGACGTGGCGCTCCATGGCACCGAAGTCGATGGACAGGAGGTCCTTGAGCGCAGACTTCTGCATGGCTTCGGCACGGGCCTTACCCTTGGCCTTACGGGCCTTCTCAGCGGCCTTGCGTTCCTCACGCTCCTTATGGATGGCCGACTTGTCTGCACCACGCATGACCAGATTGAAGCGGGTCTCCCAGCAAGCTTGCTTCTGACCCCTGTCGTCGATGAACTCAACGAAACGGTCATTGCCAATGGTGTGGGTGCTGATGATCTTGTAGTTGCGACCAACGGTGAGATAGTAGCTACCCTTGGAGATGCATGTTGCGGTGTCGCCGGTAACCAGTCTCGTCTTCGTCAAATCAGTTCTCCTTGGATGTAGTCTTGGATGGCCGTGAACTCGACACGCTTGCCGTCCTGTCCGTTGATGAGGTTCTTGGTTGCGGCGAAGACTTCCTGAGGAGGAATGTCGAGGGCTTCCGCGAGTTCGAGGAAGACTGCCGCTGCGCCCATGACTTGGATCTCAGGGGTGTAGTCCTGCAGACCGTTCAGGGTCATCATCACCGCCGCCGCGACTTCGCGAGGACGGGCCATGTTGATCTTGTCTTTGTCGAGCCTAAGCCGTGGCATCGGGACCTCCGAAATGGTTGTCGAGGAGGGTCCAGGAGAGCAGCACGATCAGCACTAGATCTAAGAAGATGCCGATGGGATCTGTCATGCCACCACCTTGCGGAAAGCACGGTTGCGCTGCATGGCACCACGGCTGAAGTAACGCTCAGACTTGAGACCTTCGATCAGGGTCCGACGAGCCTCGTAGCGCTGATCTTTATTCAGCGTGTTGAGGTCGATGCTTACGTCACCAACGGTGAGACTATTATGAGCTGCACCGAAGCGTAGGGTAATCTTATGTTTCACTTAGAGATCCTTCGTTTAGAAATCGAAAAGAGCTATTGGTCAACCTATTCGTCCACAGTTGCGATTGTTGCAACAGTGCAGACGTTTAGGCGAAGAAGTATTTGGCTTTCAGCACCTCCGAAAGTTCTAGGTCGCCCATTGGTGGCCTTGGTTTGATGTCCGCATCATCGAGATCGAGCATGCGCAGGAAGTCCGTGAGGACATCTCCCTGATACATGTCGACAAACTCAGAGCGGAGAGTGTTGGACAGCTTGGTGGCATTGCAGGCGTGGGTGCCATAGCTGTCGTGGATCATGGCGAACGAGGTAATCCCCATCCCCAGTAGTGCGAAGACGGTACGGAACAGGGCCGCAGCGTCGAGACTATGGACGAAGTTGGGGCTGACCGAGGTCGCCTGTTTGGACGAGTTGATATCATCAGTCTCGTCGTGGATCCTCGGCTGCATGATCTTGCCGTGGAGCTTGGTCTTGATCACCCGAGAGTTCATCTCGCGGATGTCCTGATAGGCAACGAAGCCCGAAGGCGTCGTCCACACCAGTGGTCTATTGTGCTTGGACAGTTCCCGAGCGACACCCTGGAGCCAGCCCATAGCATCTCTGGCAGCTACGACGACATCGCCAATGCTCTCCCAGATGATGGTGCTTAGGAAGCCGGTCGCCCTACCCAGCTCGTCACCGAAGTTATGCTCCTGCCCACCGCTGATCCTCTCGGCCACAGCCTCTTGGACGTACTTCAGGCAGGACCTGGGAGTTCCGCCATACGGCAGGACCATGACCGGACGCTTGGTGATCTTCCGGTTGAGCCCAAAGTGGACCCAGCCTTCTGCCCATCGCTGGCGATCGAAAGGCGTTGGCTTGCCTTCCTTCTGCATTGGATCAATTACTGCATCAGTGCAAGCAATTAGGCGCAGTTTGGCCACGGCAACGTCCGCAACACGTTGGTAAATGTCTTGCGGCTTATCGCTGTCGGTCAGGTTTACCGCCACGCCACCGATGCTATCGCGCAGCATGGCAGAGAAGTGCTGCAGGCCATTGCATGATCCGTCTAACGCCACTGGGATGTGCGACACGAAGCCTGGGGTGTGCCTTGCCGCCCACTCGAAGCAGAACGACAGGAAGCACCACGGGCTATCAGCCGTAGTCCACCATTTGAAACCAAGGGGGTTATCAGCCACCTCCTTGATCAGCATCTCGTGCTTGTTCACCCAATCGACACGGTCATCGAACGAGACCTTGTCCACCCCGAAGCAGTTCGCCCCATGGATGGCCAGCCACCGCTCACCATCGTCACCCAAAGGTAACCCTTCCGCAAAATGAAGGAGACCCTTGACGACATCGGTTCCCTGAGGATTGAGCAGGACCGGGATAGGATACGCCCTGCCCCTGAAGTCGAGGTTGTGAGGGAAGTAGATCCGCTCCTCGCCCTTGAACTTCTCGACCAGCTTGAGAAGGTTCTGCTGGTTCAGCCGTTCCTGCCTGAGCTTGTAGTTGGCGTTGTGAACATCACGAGCCGCCCACTTCCAGTTCCGCCGAGCCTCCGCATTGGTGTCGATGTCGTGCGGCTTGGTCGGCAGCGGAACGTCGTCCATGGCCACCAGACCCGCCTCGGAGGAGCCATAGCTGACCAAGGCACTCATCACCTCGTATACGCGATTGTTGATCGACCACGGGGTGTTCTGGATGGCGTTGAGCCCAGCGTAGACCTTCGACAGGTCAGCCGCAGCCAACAGCTCCTGATGCTCCTTACGGGACCTGCGAACCATCGGGAACGGACGCAGGGCGCTGGAGTAGTAGCCCCCGCCCTTGAGGGCTTCCCAAGGTTTTGGCTGGATCAACGTAGGCATCGCCAAGGGGTGCAGATGCTGACCACGGAACACCGAGGCCTCGACCCACTTGGCCGTCTTCTCGGTTAGCTGGACGTGATACTGCGAGTACTGCGCATCCTTGTCGGCGCTTTCGTGGCCACAGATGATTTCTACGAGGCCGGTGCTTTCCTCCAGCAACTCGATCATCTTGAAGCCAAGGTGCAGCTTGTCGATGTGGGCCCAGCGATCCCAAGGCACCTCATACTTGCCCATGGCGTATGCCAGGACGACGCGCTTGTGGGCCTCGGTGGCACCGTCCTTCTTCAGTTGGTCCTCAACGATCCTGAACTGGCTGGCGTTCTCCTTCTCGAACTGGCAGAACCGAGCCTCGTCTTCGATCGCCGCCCCTACCATGCGAGCAAGGCCGGTGAAGCCGACAGAGGTGCGGCCCATGAGCTTGTTCAGGATGGTGCGTGTGGCGAGGAAGGCGACCGCGTTGTGGTTCATGTCCTTGACCAGCTTCGCAGCGGTGGCCTTGGGCCCCGGCCTACCTGAGTAGACCCCGTCAACGAAGGCGGTTATGGACTGCGACATGGGGAGGATGGCTCGCTTGACGAGGTAGGTTCCGGTGTCCGTCTGGGCACCTCGCTCCCCCTCAAGATCCTTGCGCATCCGACTTAGGAAGCGCTCGGTGCCGAGGCCGGCCATCTCGATCTCAAGTTCTATCTGGCGTTCGTATGGTGTCATCAGCGTCCTTTGTCGGCCCTATCAACGGCTTGAAATACCATCTCGATGAGCAGACGGTCCTTGAGGAGGTAGTCCACCGTTGGGTACTGGACGCCAAGGTTGTTCCCACCAATCATCCTTAGTGGGCACGCGGTCTTGCTCTCAAGATTTCTCCAAGAGGCGTCGGCGGCGTAGGCGTCGTCAGCGGCCTGAGCCTTCGCCAGAGTGGCGTGGACGATACCCTTGTTGTCGGCGTATGCGGTTACTGCTTTTGCCATTACGCAGCCACCGCCTGTGGGCAGTTGCGCTCAGCCTGACGCTCCACGGTGGGCCGAGGATGCTGCGGTAGACCATGGTTGATCGAGTTGCCGAGCTGAACGTACGGCTTGTCGGAGACCGAGACCTTGATGAAGGCTCGCTTGCCGCTCTCGACGTTCAGGGAGACACGATGGATGACAGTCTGGTCGAGACGGTAGAGGTGGTTGACCTTGGCGTGTTCGAAGCGCTCCCCATCAAACTGATTATCAGGATCAGTGAGGAATTCGAACTGCCTTAGAGATTCCGCGTGATCCGCAGCTACCATGTACGGGTGACGGGCAATCCAGAACTCGGTCGGGTTCCTGTCGCACCAGATGTAGTTCAGGTCATCCGTCAGGAAGGCGTCGCTGTGCCAGCCAGGACGATTGCCGGGGGCGTCTGGGGTGACGTGCAGGATTTTGACGGAGAGATAAACGTAGCTCTTAGTCCAACGCTCATTCCCGTACGTGTCGTAGACATCACAGAATACCGTATTGACGAGGTCGGCGTACTGAGAGAGCTGCTTGGGGATCTTCTCGAACACCGCCCCCGGCATCTTGATCGGGAGGTAGAGCCAGAACATCATCTCGCTGGTATCGAGCTTGAACTCTCCCAAGTCCACCGGAGCGGCACCATAGATTGCTGGGGTGAATTTCATCGTGCAGTCTCCTCGAAGATGTAGAGGCCCAGCTCCTGCTGGACGTGGATTTTGCAGAAGCCGACGTACGGCCCACGGAAGTCGTCAGGGATGGAAGCTCCGGTCTTGAAGGCGCGGAACTTTCGGATCTCGTCAGGGGCCTTGGTGTCGATCACCGCCCAGAGCCAGAACATGCCGCCTTGGTCTTCCATGCGGATGATCTCGGCACCCTTCGGTAGCTTCATCTCGAACTGCTCAAGGACGGGCATCTGGTACTTGTAGATGGCACGACCGGTGGGGTTGGCCATCTTTGGTCCGCGCTCAGGGGACCACTGGTCTGCCTGTGGTTGCTCAGGGACCACCTCGAACATATCAGTCAGGGCTCTGGTCTCATCCCCGTCGTCGTCAACGACCAGCCAGTCGCCGTCGCTGAAAGTCTTTATGACATCGTATTCCTTACCTAGCGTCCACCAAGAGGAGTGGATATTGCGCTGGTCCTCATGCAGTCTGATCTTCATCGCGTCATCCTTACGTATTCGATCAGCCGGCAGCGCTCGTAGGTGCGGCAGTGATCCGTGAGTTTGAAGTAGTGGCCCTCCCCGGCCTTGAGGTAGGCAGGGGCTGAACCAAAGATGCTCTCTGGGTGTGGGGCCTTGAGGCGGAAACTCTTCACCCTGCAATGGTTGCTAGAGTGCAGATGTTTGGTCATGCTACGCAATCCCAAGACCACTTGGCCTCGTTGTCGGAGACCGAGATGGTGACCAAGGTGGCACCCTTAGGGATGTCGAGGGTCAAGACCTTGACCTTGGGGACGTTCGCCGGGATCGGGTTGAGATGCTCGAAGATCTCAGCCGAGTGGGGCATGGTGAAGCGGCTCTTGTTAACCGTCATGCGACGGCCATGGTCGTTCGTCAGGCTGTAGTAGTGCCGCTCAGGTACACTCCTGACCTCGTAGATCTTACCAGCGGTCAGGTTAGCTGAGCCGGCGATGCATTTCATGTAGAGCGTCATGCGGCAGCTCCCTGCTTACGGCGGTAGTACCAAACGCTCGCCCCGGCGATCCCGGTGATCAGCAGGAACCAGCCCCAGAAGCCCAAGCCACCCTCGTCCTCTTCAGGCACCGCCTGGACGACCGGAGCCGGCTGTGGTGTCGTTGGTGCGATTGCTGCACCAGTGGAGAGATCAGGTGAAACGGGGGCCGCTGCAGCACCACCCTGAGGAACTACCACAACTGTAGGGGCAGTCGGGGCGGAAGGCTGGTCGTGCGACTGGCCCATCAGGTAGCCCATGAACATGCCCGTCCCGAAGCCGCTGCTGCCGCTCCCGCCCCCGTAGTTGTGGTTCTGGATCACGGTCGTATTGCGCGAGCTGTAGCTTGGCCGCGAGTACGTCGAGGTGGACCGAGGGGCCGAATAAGACCGGCTGAAGCTTCCCGACGAACGGAAGCCACTCGAGCGAAAGCCACCGCTTGAGCCTCGGAAACCGGCGTGAACCGGAGCTGCCAGAAGTGCCACTGCGGTGGCCATTGCGATCAGTTTCTTCAT